AACATCACACGACCCATAAACCCGCCCTCACGCTGACGACGCGCATCCTCTTGAGCCAGCCGATACATTTCCATGTTTCCGGTCATCTGCTGACCGCCAAAATCATTGGTCATTTGATTTTCCGGGGCCATGTTACCGCCTGCTTGCGGCATGGTCATGCTATTGGCGAAAGGAAAACCAGACGGCATTTCCATAGGCGTGTTCATCGGCTGCTTGTAAACACCACTCTCAATGTTCGGTAAAGCAGAAGGCAACGATCCGGGCGGCGTCTGCATAACACTGCCAATACCACCACCCATACCCTGACCACCGCCGTAAATAACAGTGTTCAAAGCCTCGACCATCTGGCCAGACATCTGACCCAAATCCTGCAAACCACCAACAACGCCGCCATCAGCCATCGGCGCAGGAGCAAAAATGTCTACTTGATCCATCGGAGACATCATAGGTGCCGGAAGCATAGGGGCAATTGGCGCAGTAGTAGGTGGGGTCTGCATTCCCTGCATGAACGACTTGAACTGCGCCCTCTGACCCGGATTCGTGCGTATGTCTAACTGCGCCGGTTGCGGCGGTGCCGCTTGCGGCGGTGCCATCGGCCCCATAAAATTTGCCATGCAACTGCCCCTTTATGAAAATATAAGGGGAATCATATGTTATTCAGGAAATTTTGACAACAAATAGTCAATCTCCTTCAAACACTGACGTAAAAACTTGTCAGTCGTAGCATCCGGACCCTCATGACACTCAACCGCTAAACATAAACGACTTATGCGATCACGATCAAAAGACGTTAGGGTACCTGCCGGATTAGGAGAAACCTTCACTAAACCATCAGAGTCCCTGTACGATAAATAAGACGCCGCTAACTCCACAGACCTCGGTATGTTCTGATCACCAGCCTCATAATAACAATACATACGATGACTCACACCCAAAGCACGAGCCATCGCAGTCTGCGTCATACCCAAAGCACTCCGCTTGTCGCGAAGCTCCTTGCCGTCCCACATGCTGTAAGATTCTTTAGCCTTGTACACCCTCAACCTCCTCTAACATCCCATGACGCATCATGTCTGACGCAAAGATCTCCTTGCTCTCAAAACGAATGGCCTTGCCACTCCAATCGCATGCAAGTGACGCCGCTGTGCGCATCCATTCGCCATCGTCCGCGTCAGCAGAACGGTTCACACTACGCCACGCATCCAAGAAGCCAGTGGCATCCGGTGCCTCAAACTCAACAGGATCACCCATCTTTAGTACAAACTTCGGCATATCGCCCTCCTTCTGTTGTCTGAACACAATGTAGTGCAAAGATTGCAAAAGATCAAGGAAAACATGATGTAAAATTTTTTTTAAAATTTTTTTTGGCGATTGTTTGTGGGGAACTCGGTGCAGACTGTTGTCATATACAGTCTGACATAAAGGGGGGGGCATATACACCCATGCCCCGTTGCGCGGCAGTGTGTATAGGCGGAAGGGTACCTTGCAATGCCATTGCTGGCGTTTCAAGCGCCGTACAGTGCGAGCAATTGTTCGGGTGGCAGGTAGGTACCAGACAAAAGAAAAGGCCGCCAGCGGCGGCCTAGTCTCGACGGTGGCGCTAGCGTTATGCTAGCGTCTGCCGTCGCGTGTTGAAGAATTCAAATGTCTGGTCATCTAGACCGGCCCAGATTGACGTTACGCCACACCGGTTTTCAGGATACAGCGCGACGCCACCGGCCACCGTTGTCTGGTATTCTCTGGCGATTTCATAACCATTTAGATCATGGCCGCCATTGCTAGTGCCGTAACGGTGACCATACGCCTGTTGTGTGTGTGTGATGATAGCCGCATCACCATGCGCAGTGCGCCACTCTGAAACACGGGCGCGGATAGTATCAGCGGTCCAACCGGTTGCCGCGCTCAGATCGGAAACATGCGCGCCACCATCGCGACGGCACATGTCCCACATTACCGCCAGACGTGACCCTGTACGGTGTGGCGCGTCTGGTGTTGCTGTTGTGGTGATTGCTGGCGATACATAATCCAAACGGTGTGCGTCGCTATAACGAAAAAGCGCATCTAGCAGCAGACACCAAGCTTCAAGCTTTTCAATATCCAGTGTGGATTGATGCTGGCGGAATTCAACAGTGCCAATGCGCGACCATGTTTGAAGATTGATTGCACCAAACTTGCCGCCAAGCATGTCTGCCATGCTTGATGCAGTGTCTGACACTGCAAACCTGTCGGCAGCATGGCCACCAAATCCAATAGAACGAATGGACCGGCAAAACCTGCTAGCATTGCCACCGTCACGGCGCGACGGTGCCAGAATGGCGTCAATGTCTGACTGGTGCGCGGCATAGCGTTGGATAACGTCACGCACCAATGCAAGCGGCATTACGTCTGTCATATCTGGCGCGACGTAATAGCAACGGTCTGGCGCGGTATGCGCCGTTTTTGAAGCTTGCCAAAAATCGCGCGGTGACATGCTTTTGACCATGCGGTTGCCAACATGCACATGCAGACCGCAACCGGATTTTGAAACGCGCCCGCCATTGCGTTCAATGAATTCCAACAGCATGCGGACGTCATCATGCGCGCCGCCTGCCATATGAAGCGGAAACGGTGGCAATACAAATTCACAATCAACATTTGGGCTGGCGTCATATTTCGCTTGAACCCATCCGTAACCGTTACGATCCAGCAATTCCTGCCAATCATTCACATTAAGCTGATTACGGTTGGCATTGTGGATTTCGATTTCGGCACCGCCGGTCAGGAAAACGTCATTTTCGATTATGTTAGTCATTGATTTTACTCACTTTTTTGGTTGATGTATGGGCATAGCTTCGCCCTTCACCTCTCAATATAGTGGCTTATGCAGTCATTGCAAGAACAATTGCACACCTTTTATATATAGAAAACAAATTATCTGCTAAACCATTGGATTCATTGAATAAATCGGCTCAAAAAAATGGGGCCATATCTGACTGAAAATCAACCAAAATCAAGTTAACAAAAAACCAGAACAATTGTTCGGGTTCCAGCTCACATCCGCCCAGATTCAGGACAAAAAAAGGGCCGAACCCGAAAGCCCGACCCCGATTCAGATCCCGATAACCCGAACAATTTATAGCCATGCCCGACCCTCCCCGATCCAAGCCCGATCCTCTGAGTAATCACGAGCGTTATATAGCTCCGACTCGTCCAACCCAAAGTCCCGATATCCCTCAAGGATAGTCTTGAAATAATCATTACTAGGATCTGCATAGCCCGATCTGTTCATCTGGTAGGTAAGCATACCGTTGATCATGACTTTACGATAAAACCCGTGCGATACACCTTCATACCTGTCCAGCGCTGCCTCGTCTTCTGGCCCAATCTCCCAGATGCCTACCGGGAGCATATCTTCAGGCTCCCCGATTTCGATGTCGGCCACACCCCGGAAGATAAGCCGCCACCCCGGAAAGTATGCAGCCCCTAGCGGTGTTGCTGTGGGGCTGCGAACTGACATTTGGCCTACGTTCAAATTAGAGCCGTAGGCAAAGTAAAGTTTTCTTATTGCCATTTGTGGACAACCTCCTCGCCTACAATGTAAGCGTACATATTGACGACCCGCTCTGGATCACTGAGATCAGTTGTCACCTCGCCGAAGTTTTCTTCTTCATACTCTTTGACGGTGCGAATGATTTCAAAAGCCTTGTCACCCATCCACTGTTCGGCTTTGTATGTGCCGATAATGTAATAATCCGTGTTGAATGCGTGATGATGCCAGTCGTCTTTGTTTGCTTGCAGCCACTCGCGATCCTGTTCTTTGAGCCAGTCGGTGAAGTGTTCTGCGATTTCGTCGTACTTGTAAAAGTCTGAGTTAGCCATGACGGCCCCCCTTGTTTGGTTGATGTGTATATATATAAGCAATCATTGCACACCTGTCAACAAGAAAAAGCAGAGAAAATTATCATTTAATACTTCTTCTACGGATCGACAGCAGTGGTAATGTCGGCATTGGTAACACGAACAATTGTACGGGTTCTGAGCTGCGGGCAAAGAAAAACCCCCGGATCCGTGCAATCCGGGGGTCAGATCCAAGGGTTGCCCTGAATCTATTTCTTGTACATCAACACCGCTCCGAGTCCGAGGGTTGCAACGGCGATGTACATAAGTCCGACATGAATCCAGAACGCTGTGTCTGTCATCGGCTCTACTCCTGTTAGCAATACGAGCAGCAGCATCCCTACACTCGCAATACCAAATCCCAATCTAGGCATGGCTTCCTCCTTAGTTGACTCATTATATATAGCAGTCATTGCGACCAGGGTCAAGAAGAAAATATCCAACAGCAGTATTATTTGTTCCAGTTGTGTAACCAACAGCAGTGTTTTGTGTACCTGTAGTGTTACGAACAATTGTACGGGTGATTACGAAGAGGGAACGTGGACACCGGGGCTGTGACCAACTGCGATATTACGTCTACCAGTTGTGCTGGTGTTCGTTTCAACCCCGAACAATTGTACGGGTTTGTCCCGATCCCGAAGAAGACCCGGCCACCGAATCTCAGCAGCCGGGCGAGTTGAGGGAGGAATACCCCGATCATAACCCCGATCCCGACCCCGATGTCAACCCGAAGCCCGAAGCCCCGATCCCGATGGCCCCGATCCCGAACAATTCTTCGGGAAACCCCGGCGGCTCCGCCTCCTCCCCCCACGCGGTGTGCGCAGTGGGGATTAGTGGGACTCTCGCTATATTAAACTGTATCTTGTGGGTTATGCTCAATAACGTCTACATCTGGTGTTACGTTACGCATTCTGCCCTCTGCTAATCGGCGGAACTCATCGAGTTTCTTGGTGATTTCTTCTTTAGTAGCTGCGGTAACATCTTCCTTCACAACGTGCTGTTTGTTGATCAGTAGTCCGGCTGCCTTCAGGCGCAACTCTTCGGCCCTAATAGCTTCGCTTATTTTACCGGCTTGCCAAGC